TGGTGACATAAACGTATTGTTACCAACAGTAGAATCTAATTACATAGTGTTTAATAATACTGCTGGTAGCCAGACATTGACAGTGGCAACTACAGGAAACACTGGCACAGGAACTGCTGTTGTGCAGGGTTCTCATGCATTGATGTATAGTAACGGCACTTTTGTAAAGGAACACTTAATGTTGCAGGAGCCGTGGAATTAGATGGCGGCAATGTAACAATAAATGAAAGTTCAGCTAGTGTAGATTTTAGAGTAGAGTCTAATGGTAACACTCATGCTTTATTTGTAGATGGCTCTGAGGACAAGGTAGGTATACTAAACTCTAGCCCTAGTGTTGCTTTAGACGTAACAGGAGCAATCACAGCATCTACTACTATCACGGGTAATTTATTCAGCGGTTCTGGTCAGGACATCAAAGATACAGTACCTGCTGGTGGTATTATTATGGCGGGGTTTGCAACGGAACCTACAAAATCAGACAGCTCAACAAAGAGATATTTATTATGTAATGCACAGGCTGTAAGCCGTTCTACATACTCAGCACTATTTTCTGCCATAGGAACAACATATGGTACAGGTGATGGCTCATCTACATTTAATTTACCAGACTTACAAGGTAGAACACCAGTAGGTTCTGGTTCTGGTTCTGGTTTATCTTCTAGAAGTTTAGGAGCAACAGGTGGTTTTGAGTCTATGCAAAGTGGTAGCAACATTGGTTCTGGTAGTAATTTTAGTAACGCATTGATGCAACCATTCACAGTAGTAAACTTCTTCATAGCAACAGGACTATAATGCCGTACCAAAAAGTACAGTTTGCACCTGGATTTGATAAACAAAATACTGAAATCACATCTAAAGGTAAATGGATAGACGGTGATAAAGTTAGATTTAGATATGGATATCCAGAAAAAATAGGTGGTTGGGAGAAAGTATCTACCACAACTTTTATAGGTGTAGCAAGAGCACAATTAGCTTGGAACTCTTTAGATGGCACTGCCTATGATATGTTTGGCACACACAAAAAATTATATGTTTACAACGAGGGTGACTTTTTTGATGCAACACCCACAAGATTACAGGCAAATATTACAAGCTGTTTTACGACTACTAATGGCTCATCAATAATTACTGTAACTCATTCGTCTCACGGAGCTAGCGAAGGTGATTATGTTACCATATCTAGCACCAGTGCAACCATAGGCGGTATAGCTGCATCCACAGTAAATGGTGAATACGAGATTATATCTGTCCCAACACTAAATACTTACACTATAGACGTTGGTACAAATGCCTCCTCTTCTGTTTCTACTACAGGTAACTGTACAGCACAGTATGAAATTACAGCTGGTAGAGATAGAGCTTTATCTGGTTATGGATGGGGTACAGGAACTTGGAACTCAGGTCAGGCTTGGGATAGCCCAAACACCTCTGCATCTGTTACCATTGCGTTGCGTTCATGGACACTAGATAACTGGGGTGAGGATGTATTAGCTTTGGATATTGATGGCGGATTATTTCTGTGGGACACATCTGGTGGTATACTTACAGCATCTAACGTGGCAGCGGCTGTATCTAATGCACCAACAAAAACAAAGTTTATGATTGTTTCTAATCCAGACAGACACGTTATTTGTTTAGGGACAGAAACAACAATAGGTGACACATCCACACAAGACCCCATGTTTATTAGATGGTCTTCACAAGACGATGAAACTGACTGGACACCAACTGCTACTAATTCATCTGGCTCACAGAGAATAGTAGGTGGTAGTGAAATAGTTACAGCTGTAAGAACAAGAGGACAGATACTAATTCTTACAGACACAGCAGCACATGGTATGTCTTTTATCGGTGCTCCCTTTGTATTTGGTTTTCAACAACTAGGTTCTAATTGTGGAGCTATTAGTCCACACTGCATGATTGATGTGGGTGGCGTAGCATACTGGATGAGCTCTGATGCATTCTTTGTCTTTGACGGAACTGTAAGAAAGCTACCATGTTCTGTAGAGGATTTTGTTTTTGATAACATAGACACAACACAATACGAACAAGTATGGACTGGGTCTAACTCAGCATACGGTGAAGTATGGTGGTTTTATTGTTCTAAAGAGTCTAATCAAATAGACAGATATGTCATATACAATTATCAAGAGGGCTTGTGGTATACTGGCAGTCTAGATAGAAGCACATGGATAGACTCAGGCACATACCCACTACCATATGCCACAAAGTATGATGGCTCTGCTAATACCACACTATTTATTCACGAAAGTGGTAAAAATGATGACGGTGCTACAATGACATCATTTATAGAAAGTGGAGACTTTGACATTGGCGATGGTGAAGATATTATGTTTATTAACAAAGTGATACCAGATTTTAAAGACCAAGTGGGTAATGTTAACGTAAGTTTAAAGTCTAGATACTTTCCGTCTGATACACAGACTGTTAAGGGTCCTTTCTACTACTCACCAACTAGTACAAAAATAAATACTAGAACAAGGGGTAGACAGATAGCTGTTAGATTAGAGAGTAATGGTTTTAATAATGTCACTAATGATGCATTAGATGAGGATTGGAGATTAGGCACAGTGAGATACGAAGTACAAGCGGATGGTAAAAGATGAGTAAAATTACAAATGTTAGATTACCCTCTCCGTCACAAGAGTATAATGTGCAACAACAAAACGAATTAGTTAGAGCGATAGAGACTATAGTTCTAACACTAAATACTAGTTACACGGCAGAAGAAAACAAAGTCGTAATGGAAAGATTTATGTTTTTTATGGGTGGCGATTAATGTCAACTAACACATACACAAATGCAAAAGTTAAATTAAGAGGCACACAGAGCATATACACAGCACCAACAGCTGGTATATCTATTATTAAATCTATTAGAGTAACTAACAAGAATGAATCCACAGACAGAACAGTGTCATTTTTTATAACTGATTCTAGCTCTGTAGATTTTCAAATAGAGATGAACAGAACAATACAAAAGAAATCATCGCAGGAAATATTAGCGTCTGGTAATTTAGACCAAAATTCTGCAGACTCTTCTGTAAGTTCGCCTACACCATTAATTTTAAAATCATCAGAGGTTTTAAAAGCAACAACAACAGGAAGTGACATAGAAGTTGTAGCTTCCATATTGGAGATGACATAGTGAGTATATTTAAATCATTAAAAAACATTGCTAAATTAGCTGCACCTATTTTAGGAGCAGGTATTGGTAGTTTAGTAGCACCAGGTTCACCATTCTTAGCATCAGCTTTAGGTGGTGGTATTGGAAGTTTACTCACTGGAGCAAAACCAGGAGAGGCACTTGCTACAGGTTTAGCGGCTGGTGCTGGTGGTAAGTTCTTTGGTGGTAAGTTAGGCGGTGCTTTAGGTAAATTTGCTACACCAACCGCTGCAGCTTTAGGTGCAGCTGGTCCAACCATTAATAGATTGCAGATGGATGAGTACATGAGAAAGATGAAAGAGATGTATCCTGATGCTAGTGATGAAAGATTACAAGATTTAATACTTCAACAATTATCTATGGCACCAACAAATTATGAGGGCTTTGAAGATATGCAAGTGCAAAGTCAATTAATTCCTAAGAAAGATGGTGGCATACTGGATTTAAGGCAAAAGGGAGGAATGAGCCTAGGTCCAGGTACAGAAAAATCAGATGACATACCAGCAATGTTAAGCGATGGAGAGTTTGTCATGACAGCTAGGGCTGTAAGGGGTTTCGGTGACGGAAGTAGAGCTGCAGGTGCAAAAAAATTATATAACATGATGGATGCTGCAGAACAAAATGTTCCAAGTTAAGAAACCAAATATAGACGAATTAAAAGAAACACTAAAACTCTTGCTAATGTTTAGAGAAGAGTTCTCGGATGTCTATCCAGAAGCTGACATTGGTAAGGTAGCAATTACCATACAAGAACACTTTGACAACGGTTTTATAAGCAACGCTTATTTAGATGGTGTTTTAGTTGGCAGCGTGGGTGCTATGGAAACAGAGTGGTGGTTTAGTAAAGAAAAATTTTTAGCAGAGACTTGGTTATATATTTTACCTAAATATAGAACATTTAAAATAGTAAGAGGTTTATTAAAAAAAATGAAAGAATACGCAAAAAACAAAGACTTAACAATTCTACTACCAGTAAGTTCTGGCAGAGATAAACCAGCATTGTATGAGAGGTTAGGATTTAAACATATGGGAAACATTTGGAGGTATAAATAAATGTGTTTTGGTACACCAGTATACACGACAACTGAGAGACAACAGTTGCCAGCATTCTTAGAGGATGCATATAAAAAATTAACACAACAGGCTACAGCAGTTACTGACCCTAGTGTGCAATATATGCCGTATCAAGGGCAGAGATTAGCACCACTTACGACAGAACAACAGGCTGCTAGACAATTAGCATTTCAGGGTGCACAGGCATTTCAGCCTGATTTACAACAAGCTCGTGGTTTATCATCTTTAGCTGTCTCTCCCATAACAGGTCAAGATATAGGTCAATTCATGAACCCGTTCCAAGACATGGTAACAAGAAATGTTTTAGATGAGATGCGTAGAAGAAGTGATATTGAAGGTCAAAGAACAGCAGATGCTGCCGTAAGAGCTGGTGCTTTCGGTGGTTCTAGATTTGGTGTGCAAGAAGCAGAGAGACTTAGAAATTTAAGACAACAACAATCAAGAACAGCATCTGATTTAGCAAGACAAAACTTCCAGCAAGCTCTGGGTGCAGCTCAATCTCAAAGAGCACAGCAGCTGGCAGGTGGACAACAGTTTGCTAATTTAGCAGGAAGACAGATGGATTTACAGAGAGCAGGTATATCTGGACTAGAACAAGCTGGATTACAAGGTCAACAGCAATTACAAAGAGGTATGGACATTGCATATCAAGATTTCTTGAGACAGCAACAGTTCCCATATACACAAGCTGCAACTTTAGGTAATCTACTATCTGGTGTACCAGCAGCACAGATGACAACAGCATACTCACAGCAACCAGGTCCTAGCATGGCTCAACAATTAGCTGGATTAGGTATGGCTGGACTAGGAGCCTACGGTGCATATAAGGGGAACTTCTAATGAAAAAAGGATTAGGATTACAAGCTAATATTAGTGATTTTAACACGACATTACCACAGACAAAACACTTAAACTTTTTTATGGGTACAAACCCTGTGAGGTATGCCAACGGTGGTGCAGTTAGAAAAGGTGTTCCTAGTAGTAACATGAATGTTACTCAAGGTTTTTTACCTATGGCACTGGGTTTTGACAATGGTGGAGATGTTAGTTTTTTTGATGTAATAACTAAAATGTTAGGTAACTATCTAGCTAAACAAAGCGGCAAATCACCTGATGACCCAGAGATAAAGATGGCTGCAGAAAATTTACAACAAACAAACCCAGATGCTGTAAGAATTATTTTTGAGAATGAATATGGCTCTGGTGTATCTGCTGGTGCTTATGATTCTGGTTTTCCGATAGGTGGTGCACAAAATAAAGAACCGCCTCTGCCAACAGAAACAGTTGAAACTGATATTGGTGAAATGAGAATACCTGAAAATTTTCCTGATGAGCCAAATATTGTAGATAAGTCTAAAGGCATAATAGATAACGTAATTAATTTTGGAACTGACTTGGGTAGTAATTTAAAACAAGAATTTTTTCCTCCTCTCACAAAAGAGGAGATAGGTGCAGGGTTAGATACTTTATTAAAAGAGAATGAAGCTAAAAATCAACCGAAAAAAGAAGACAAAAAAGAAGAAAAAAAAATGATTACCGCTGAACCTGATGAAACTGAC